TAGCGGATAGATATGTTAAGAAATCTCAAAAGAACGCTAAATATATGATGATAAAATCATATGGAACATGTGCATTTTATGAAACATTAGATTTTATAGAAGAACACAAGGGCTTTATATACACAATAAACAATAAATTATACGATACTATTTGGCTTAATAAGTATGATGAACTTATAGCGCTATATGTAAATGATTTAAATAAATCAAATGATATTGAAAAATCACAAACAAAAATGAAGCAAATGAGTATATTTGATTTTTAGTATTCAAATAGTAAATTATATGTTATAAAATTAACATGAGGTGACATTATGAAAGGAATAGACAACCTAAAAACGATTGATGATTATTATGAAGAAATAAGAGAAGTTGAAAAGCAATTAAAAGAAACAAAGTCAAGTTATAGAAAGAACGATTTAATGAAATACATGTTTCAACTAAGAACAGAGGTACATGATTATTTGAAATTCATGAACAAAAAATAAATAATAGGAGTGTTTTTATTGGAAATAGAAGTATTGAATATTGATGATTTAATACCATATGAAAATAACGCAAAGGAACACCCAAAAGAACAGATTGAGCAGATTAAGAAATCTATAATTGAATTTAATAACAACGATCCAATAGCAATTGATGAAAACAATGTAATCATTGAAGGGCATGGAAGACATGAAGCATTGAAACAATTAGGGTATGAACAGGTTGAATGTATTAGGCTATCTCATTTGAATGAGGAGCAGAAGAAAGCCTATAGGCTCATACATAATAAGTTAACAATGAACAGTGATTATGATTTTAATCTATTGGAGCAAGAATTAATGAACATACAAGATATTGACATGTTGGAATTTGATTTTGACATGTCATTTTTAAATGAAGATGAAGAAGAAATTAAGGAAGAAGCAAGCAAGAAGTTAACAGATGAATTTCTAATACCACCAATAAGCGTATTTGATACAAGACAAGGGTATTGGCAAGACAGAAAGAGAGCGTGGAAAAGTCTTGGTATTTCTAGTGATGTTGGACGAGATGAAGCGTTATTAGGTCAAGGCTTGAAGCAACTAGCAGAAAAGCAAGGTTCAAAGACTTTAACAGGAACAAGCATATTTGACCCTGTTTTATGTGAAGTTATGTATAAATGGTTTAATGTGCATGAAGGCAGTATATTTGATTGCTTTGCAGGTGGTAGCGTAAGAGGTATAGTTGCAGAAAAACTAGGATATAAATACACAGGAATAGACTTGAGAAAAGAACAAATTGAAGCGAATATATTAAATGCTCAAGAGATGGGATTGAATCCAACATGGATATGTGACGATAGTTTAAACGCTGATTTATACGTTGAAGATGATAGTGTTGATTTGTTATTCAGTTGTCCACCTTACGCAGATTTAGAAGTATATAGCGATGATGAAAGAGACATATCAAACATGGATTATGAGCAGTTTAAAGAAGTGTATAGAAAGATAATTGATATTTCTTGCAAAAAAGTAAAGAATGATCGTTTCGCAATTTTCGTTGTTGGTGATGTAAGAGACAAGAAAGGATATTACAGAAACTTTATTGATTACACTAAAGAATGCTTCAACAAAAATGGATTCATGACATATAATGAAATCATATTACTAGAACAGTTAGGAACAATACCATTAAGAGCAAGATATGTATTCAAAAAAAGGAAAGTAGCAAAGGCACATCAAAATATATTAATCTTCTATAAAGGTGATATAAATAACATTCCTTGTAATTATAGTAATATAGAAGTGGGAGAATTAGACACTCAATAGAGTGTCTTTTTTATTTAACAAATGGTAAAAAATGTAAACAAACCCTTGCATATAAGTAATACATATATTATAATGTACTTGTATTAAGAAAGAGAACACGGAGGAATGAAAAAATGAAATATCAAGTTAAATTAGTAGGTGGCAATTTAGGAATCAAGGATAAAACAATCCTTGAAACAGAAAACAGAACAGAAGCGTTTCAAATGCTAGGACTTGCTAGAAGTCTTAGACATGAAGAACCTTACAACGCTTATGATTCTGTAAGAGTATTTGAAAATGGCGATTGGATTGCCAAATTTGATTTATATTAGGAGGAAGAGAAATATGAAATATTCAAGAAATGAAGTCCAAAGAATGGCAACAGAAGAAGCCATTAAAATTTTAATGGCTGATAAAGATATGATGTTAAGCAATACATCATATGGATGGTTCAATGGAACATGTTTAGTTGGATTGGTAGACGATAGTTCCTATAGAAAAACTAAAACAATATATATTGTTTTAGACTATGAGGGTTCATGGGTAGAAGACAAAGTTAATCTATCAATCTATAGAGAGAATGATGAAGGAAAACAATTATTAAAAATCATTAAAAAATTCGTCCGTACTATGACAAGAGACGGAGAATATTTTGAAGAAGTATAAGGAGGAAAATAAAAATGAAAATAATTAATGATAAGGTCGCTAAAGATATGATTGATATTATGGACGATCTAAATATCTTATATGATGTTGAGGTTAGAAAAATGCTTGTGCTAGAAACGGTACAAGCATACAAAAGAAATTTAGAAGATGCCAAAACGTTGAAAAGATACAATGATATCCTTTCAGATTTTAGAAATATGTTAGTTGAGGTTATCGAAAATGAAATGGAAAAGCGTAAACCTATGTGAAAACCAAATAAAAGCAAGGACTGTTAAATCAGTCCTTGTTAAAATGCCTTTGAGTTCAAAGTATAAAGGATTTCTTTTTTGGCATCCAAAGAAGTTAGTCAAAGAATCATACTATAGAGGTAGTAGTTATGAACTATTATATACAGATGATTTCACTTTCAACATCTTCAAGAATGGAAGCGGAAAGACAAACAAATATGAAAAGATTGCTGAGAAAAGTATAAGCGTTGAGGAATTTGAAGAAGCGTTTAAAGTTGTTGAAGATGATTTTGACGACTATACAAATTTTATAAAATCTTCTTATTATGAGGTTGAAGAACCAAAGAGAATAGAAATAGAAGATATTGAAATACCAAAGGAGTTAATGAAATGATTACAGTAAATCAAAAACTAGCATTTGATAAGTTTTCTAAAATGCGTGTTGGTGCTTTGTTTATGAAAATGGGAAGTGGTAAAACAAGAGTCGCTTTAGAACTAGTGAATAATACAGATACTGACTTTATGCTTTATCTTTGCCCATTTTCAACAAAAGGGAACATAGAGAAGGAAATAAAAAAATGGGGTATTCGTTGCGATTATGAAATAGTAGGATATGAGACTATTTCAAGTAGTGATGTTAAATACTTAGAATTATTGAAAAATATGAAAACAAAAAAGAACGCTTTCATTATTGCAGATGAAAGCATTTTTATTAAGAACGGAAACACAAAAAGAACAAAGAGAACAATGGAATTAAGAAACCTTTGTTCTTATGCTTTAGTGTTGAATGGTACACCAATAGTAAAAGATGAATTTGATCTATACAATCAGATGGAATTTTTAAGTCATAAAATTATCGGAATGAATGAGAATGAGTTTAGATACAAATTCTTTAACAAAATAAGATATAAGAAGAAATACGAAAGTAGAGAACACACCTTTTATAAATTCAGTGAAGTAAACGCTGATGTGCTAAACAAGATGGTTAGTCCTTATATCTATCAATGTGATTTGGAATTTAGCAAGAATGAAGATGAATCTTATAAATGGGTTTCTTATATTGATGATGATGAATATTACAGAATCAAAGAAGAAAGTCTAGACAAGGTTCTTGAATATGGTTCAAATGAAGCAATTATAAATATGTTGCAATCATTGAACGTTATAGCATCAACATACGAAAGAAAGAATGATGAAGTTATAAAGTACATAGAAAATAAACAAGTGATTGTATTCTGTAATTATTTAAAAGAGATTGAATACTATCAAAGCAAGATAGATTGTTATGTGATAACAGGAAATACGAATAATCGTAATAAAGTTATAGAAGCATTCAAGAACGATCAAAAGCCTTTATTAATGACATATGGTTGTGGTGCTTTCTCTTTAAATCTTCAATTTTGCAATGAAATAGTATACTCAAGTATCAATTTTGAGTATTCAAAACTAGAACAATCAAAATATAGAATCAAGAGACTAGGACAAGAAAGAGACATTAAATATACATACATTCTCACTGATTTAGGTATTACAGATTTAGTACTAGAAAACATAAGAAAGAAAAGCACGCTTGATAATTTGGTTAAACAGAAGTTGCAGAAAGAAGGAACTAAATGGATAAAAGACATTTAGATAAATAATAGCAAAAATTCTATTTTTTTCTTGCTTATATGTATCACATATGATACAATGGATATATAGAAAGAGAGGAAAAAGAACATGACAAACTTAGAAATCATTGCTAGTGAGGTAATCACTAGAGAATTATTAACAAAAGAACAAGTAAATGAAATGCTTGAAAAATTCGGTATGCTACCATATATGACATATCAAGAATGGAAGTATAAAGGATATCAAGTAAAGAAAGGTTCCAAAGCAATCATTAAAACTAAACTTTGGAAAAAGGTTAGAAATAGAAAGAAAGATGAAGATAATGAAGAAGAAAGCAAGTTCATTATGGTTAGCGCTTCATTATTTGATTCATCACAAGTTGAAAAAATTGAAAAAGTAGCACAAGCATAGCGCTTGTGCTTCAAATAGTAAACATAAAGGAAAAGGAGAAAAGAAGATGTTGAAATTAAAGAAAGTTTGGATTGCTGATAATGGAGATATATTTTTAGAAAGAGAGGTTGATTATAGAGAAGCAACCCAAAAAGAAATTGAAGAATTAAAAAATCAAGCGTTAGAAGCGCTTGATCGTGGTGAGTTTGAATGTTGCCACTATGAAGAAGGAAAAACCAAATATGGCAAGTATTATAGCCAAGACGGTGAATTCTTGGGTAATGAACAAATTCATGTATTAACAGGATATAGCGCTTTTCAAGAAAGCATGTATCTAAACTACAAAGGGACATTAAACCCATTGTGGAAAGATGTAAAAAAGGTAATGTAAAATATTGACATTTATAAGTAATACATATATAATAGTGGTTGTAAGGAGGATACACAAATGAAAAGAAAACATAGAATGAGTTGGTGGTACTTCATTGTGAAGCATCCACTTCAAAAGCGTAGTTATCGCTATGCTTATAGTAGATTATTTAAGTAATCTACTATAAATAAGAAATGGGCTTATTTAGTCCGTTTCTTATTTGTGTTGAAAGGAAAGGAGAAAAGGAATTTAAAGAAATTCTATAATAAGAGAAATGCCAAAGAAATATATAGATAAAAACGTGTATGAAAGTGCGTTAGAAAGAATTGAATACATATTTAGTGAATTTGATAATGTGATGGTAGCGTTTAGTGGAGGAAAAGATAGTGGAGTATGTCTTAACTTATGCTATGACTATGCAAAAGAGCATAATTTGCTTAATAAATTAGCAATGTATCATCTTGATTATGAGGCACAATATCAAATGACAACTGATTATGTGACGGAAACATTCGAAGCGCTGAGCGATATAAAAAGGTATTGGCTATGTTTACCTGTTGGTGCCAATTGTGGTTGTAGAATGGACGCAGGAACGTGGATTCCTTGGGAGAAATCAAAAAAAGATATATGGGTTCGTGATATGCCTAAATATGATTATGTAATCAATGAAGAAAATTGTCCCTTTGAAATGTATTCGGGGCAACAAGACTATGAAGTGCAAGATAATTTTGGAAAGTGGTATGCTTCTCAATTTGGAAAAACTGCTGTAATTATAGGAATCAGAACGGATGAAAGCCTAAACAGATTTAGAGCGATTGCAAGCGATAAAAAAGTAAAACCTTATAAAAATACAAATTACATAAATGGCTATCTTGATGATGAACTTACATACAAAGCATATCCAATATACGATTGGAATGTACAAGATGATTGGATTTATAACGGTAAATTCAATAAAACATACAACAAACTATATGACTTGTATTATAAAGCAGGATTGAATATCGATCAAATGAGAGTTGCTAACCCATTTCATTCTTGTGGAAGTGAAACATTGAAATTATATAAAGTAATTGACCCTAACAATTGGGGAAAGATGATAGGAAGGGTGAATGGAGTTAATTTTGCAGGTTTATATGGTGGTACAACTGCAATGGGTTGGAAATCAATAACAAAGCCAAAACACTTTACATGGAAAGAATATTGTTACTTCTTACTTGATACATTGGACGAAAAGACAAAGCAACACTACTTAGAAAAACTGAATACATCCATTAAAGTATGGAGAGAAAAAGGATGTGTAGTGAGTGATGAAACATTAGATTATTTAGAAAATAATAATGTCAAATTTGAAAGAAAAGGAAGAATAAAACCACATACAAATAAAGAGGTTGTGGCATTTGATGAATACTTAGATGATACAAATTGTCCAAACTTTACAGAATTACCAACTTACAAAAGAATGTGCGTATGCATTATGAAAAATGATTATTTCTGCAAATATATGGGATTTGCACAAACAAAGGATGAAATATCAAAAAGAAAGAGAGCGATGGAAAAATATGCAAACTTATAAGTCACCTGTTTATGATGTAAAAAGAATACCTATTGAAAAGGTGCAAGCAAACACCTATAACCCAAATCATGTAGCACCTCCCGAAATGAAGTTGCTTTATGATTCAATTAAAGAAGATGGTTATACAATGCCTATTGTATGCTATTACTTAGAAAATGAAGATAAATATGAAATTGTTGATGGGTATCATAGATATACAGTTATGTTAACACATAAAGATATTTATGATCGTGAAGGTGGATGTTTGCCAGTAGTTGTTATTGATAAAGATATTAGTAATAGAATGGCATCAACAGTAAGACATAACAGAGCAAGAGGAAGTCATGATATTGATTTGATGGTTAACATTGTAAAAGAATTACATGAATCGGGAATGAGTGATGCATGGATTCTTAAACATCTTGGTATGGATTCAGAAGAATTACTTAGATTGAAACAAATTAGTGGCTTGGCTAGTTTATTCAAAGATAAAGATTTCTCTAATAGTTGGGAGTGATAAGTAATAATGAAAGGAAAGATAGATGAAATAATTGATTCTTTAAAATCAATGGATATTGATAAAAGAATAGAATCAATAAATTACATAAAAGAAAGATTGAAAGAAGTTAGTCCTTTTAATTATGAACCCGTTGAATGTATCAAATGGGTAAAACAAGATTTAGTTAAGCAAAATGATTACAATCCAAATGTTGTTGCTCCACCCGAAATGGAACTATTACATACATCAATTAAAGAAGATGGATATACACAACCAATAGTTGTATGGGAGAATAATGGTATTTATGAAGTTGTTGATGGATTTCATAGAAACAGAGTTGGGAAAGAATATGAAGATATTAAAAAGAGAGTAAAAGGATATTTGCCTGTAGTTGTTATAAACGAAAATAGAAAAGATAAAGGTGATAGAATTGCTTCAACCATTAGGCACAATAGAGCAAGGGGAAAACATACAATAGATGGAATGAGCCAAATAGTAGTTGATTTGAAAAGAAGAAATTGGACAGATAAAAGGATTTCTAAAGAATTGGGATTAGATCAAGATGAAATATTAAGATTATCTCAAGTGTATGGATTGGCAGAAATGTTTCAAGATGAAGAATTTAGTGAAGCATGGGAAGTTAATGAAAGTGATGTGATTGAATAATGAAAAGGATATTTCATCAATATCAAGAAATGGAAGATTTTCAAAATGGCATGTATAGAGAAAACAAAAATGATAGAAATGAGAGAGTAAAGAGAGCGTGTGAAATATTAGGAGATAAAGAAACGTGCCGTAAAGCAATGGAAACAGTAGTAAGCAAATGGAAAAATGCGACAGAGTATAATTTATCAAATGATAAAATAAATAAAAAAGCGTGGTTAGGTCAAGCATGTTGTAGTATATACGCAAACGTTCATGAAGACGAAACAAGAGAAGGGTGGGGATTGCTTACAGACAATCAAAGAGAACAAGCAAACAAGATAGCAAATGAAATTATTACAAATTGGGTAAGGAGACACCAAGGGCAAATATCTTTATTTGATTTAGGTGAAATGGTATGAAAAAAGGAATAGGAATAAATGTTTATGAAGCAACTAAACAAAGAATATCATGGACATTTGATAACTTTGAAAGAATATATGTTAGTTTTAGCGGTGGAAAAGATAGCACTGTAATGTTGCACATGGTTATGCAAGAAGCAATTAAAAGAAATAAGGTTGTAGGTGTTATTTTGATAGATTTAGAAGGTCAATATGATATAACTATAAATCACGCTTTAACAATGAAAGAAATGTATAAAGAAAATTCAAAATGGTTTTGGATATGTTTACCGATACATTTAAGAAATGCAGTAAGTGTATATGAACCATTTTGGAAATGTTGGGACAGTGATCAAAAAGATATATGGATTAGACAAATGCCAAAAGATTGTATAAATGATATAAACTATTTTCCGTTCTTTAGAGATGGTATGGAATTTGAGGAGTTCGTTCCTTTGTTTGGTGAATGGTATTCACAAGGAAAGACAACGGCAAACTTTGTTGGTATAAGAAGTGATGAAAGTTTAAATAGATATAGAACCATTGCAAATTCAAGAAAAGAAACTAAAGATAGTAAGATGTATACAACAAGAGCAAGTGAACATGTTTATAATGTATATCCTATTTATGATTGGAAAGTAAGCGATATATGGACATATCAAGGTAAGAGCAAAGATAAACCATACAATAAATTATATGATTATATGCATGAAGCAGGATTAAAATTAAGCCAAATGAGAATATGCCAACCATACGGAGATGACCAAAGAAGAGGGTTATGGTTATTCCATTTGATTGAACCTAATACATGGGGCAAGGTTGTAAAACGTGTTAATGGTGCAAATAGTGGAGCGTTGTATATTAATGAGACAGGAAACATAAATGGATATAACAAAATTTCAAAACCCAAAGGGCATACATGGAAAAGTTATTATGAATTATTAATAAATTCAATGCCACCAAAAACAAAAAAGCACTATCAATATCAAATAGATAAATACATAAAATATTGGGAAGATAATTGTTACCATGATGGTATACCCGATGAAGCAGATTATTACATAGAAAAGAAAAAAGATATTCCAAGTTATCGCAAGATATGCAAATCAATATTAAGAAATGATTATTGGCTAAGAGGATTGGGTTTTTCTCCTAAAAGTTCAGAAGCGTATATGCAATATAAAAGAGAAACGAATGGGAGCGATCCTAGAATGAAGTTGTTTTAAACATAACGCTTCAAATAGTAAATGGAGAAATAACAATGATTCAACACAAAGCGTTGTATGCGTATTATGAATGTGATGAATTAATAGCCGTTGGAACGGCTAGAGAGTTATCAAATATATTGCATACAACAATCAATAATATACGCAGAAGAGCAAGAAAAGAAAAAGATATTATAAAGGTTGGATATATAGAAGATGATGACTAATGGAGAAAAGTATAGAAAAGATATATTAGCACTTTTAGAAGATAGAAAACAGTTTGCAATTAGAGCAGATAATCCAACTAAAATTATAAAATGTAATGATTTAGAGCAATGCCGTGGTTGTTTATTTGATGATGGTACGTGTGATGCAAGTAAAACAAGGTGGCTTATTTCAGAATATAGAGAACCACCTGTTAAATTAACTAGATTAGAATATTTATTACTAAAGTTATTTTATGAAAAAGATTACAGGTATCTCACAAGAGGAATTGGCGGATATTTGTATATGCATAAGGGAAAGTGTCCTCCTCAAAAAAATGGTGGCATGTGGTACAATCGCGAAACTTATATTACTTTTGATGTAATTAATGACTTATTTCAATTTGTTCAATGGAAAGATGAAGAACCTAAGTCAATCAAAAAATTACTCAATAACTGCAAGGTGGTTGATGATGAATGAAAAATATACTGAACATAATGAAATGACAAATGCAGAATTTTTAGAAGAAATAAAATGTGAATGTGAGAATGATGAAGAATTTAAAGAAGAAATAAAAGAGATAACAGGCATTTTTATAAGAGCGATTGCAAAAGGTTATCCTAATTTTGAAAATAGAGAAGATTTTGAAAACGAGATTAAAAAGAGAGGGTATTGAAAATGAGATTAAACCAATTATTACCGAAATTCGCAAGCACAACTAAGATTATTTTAAGAATAAATGATGTTGATATTATAACTTTTAGAGGTACTGCATTTAATATTGCTTGTCAAGAGGAGTATATAAAAAAGAGAAATAAATATGAAGATACAACTGTAACTAGAATAGACATTGTAAAAGAAGAATCAGAAACTTATATTCTTGTTGAATCAGCAACAGGCGCAGGAATGTATAGTCAAACGGAGTGGGTGAGATAATATGAATACTATTTCTATGGAACTGCATGAGGAACAGATTACAGAGTTACAATATCAAATTGAAAAACTAGAAAGTGAGAAGCATTATTTAGAAGAAGAATTGGAAGATTTAAAAGTTGAAAATGAAGATTTACAAGACAGATATAAAAGTTATAAAGAAATAAGTCAAACCGTATTGAATATACACAATAAGGATTTAGAAAAAATAAAAAAACTTCATGAATTTAACAATGAACTTAGAAAACAATGTAAAGCATATAACAGATATTTCTTTATTCTTGCATTAGTCTATGCTATTACATTAATGATTAACTTATTTATTTTATAAAAGGAGAATGCTATGGAAGATTATAGAACATGTGAATATGAAGATAAAAAATATATATTTCACTGTTTTGAACAGTGGTCAAATGTGATAGGAGAATCTCTTATGAGAGGTGGACATTCAGCAGGGCAGATAAGCAAATTATTTGCCATAATAGAAGATGGAAAAGGCAATATCTATCGTGTTGAACCAACAATGGTTAAATTTACTGACAATAAATATATTGATTATTTTTGGGGATTAGACGAGGATAAGGAGAAAAATAATTTATGACAATAGAAGAATTAAGAAATAAAATAATTGATACATTGAACGATCAAAAAGTCCGTATTGAAGGTGACGAAAGAGATGAATATTTTAATTTTGGTGTTGATACTTGCATAGGCTATATTGAGGATATTTTTGAAGAATACGAGGGATCAAAAAATGATTGTTAATGATAAAAAAATGCACTCATTAATTGAAATGATAGACAGTGGAGCATATTGCAATGATGTGTATTTTAATTGGTTTGGAAAGCATTGTAAGGATAATAAAAATATTGGGGTAGGAATAGTAGAATGTAATGAAGAATGTCCGTTCTACAATGCTGAAAATATGATGAAGTGGGTAAAGGAAGGCGAATAAGTATGACTAAATTAAATGTAACTATTGAAATGGTTAACGGAGATGAATATTTAATTAAAAAAGAATGTTTTAATCCTAATGAGTACATTAAACAAATGAAAGAAAAACTTAAAAATAATGAAGCAATTGAAATTTATGAAAATTATGAATTTTGTTGCAATGATACAGTGGGCTATAGAACAATCAAGCCAACGAGAGAAGAACCTTTATTAATTAATGCTTCAAATATCGTAACTATTGAATTTGAGCAAGAAAAGATTAAAGAAAAGATTAAGTTAACAAAATTTGAACGTGATATTTTAAAGCACTGCTTATATAAAAATCGTAACTATATCGCAAGAGATTATAACGATAACCTATATGTATATGAGTATGCGCCAAAGAAAGACGGAAAAACTTGGGAAAATTTAATTGATTCCGATAATTTAAACTTATGCGAAGATATGTTTTTATTCATCACATGGAACGACAAAGAACCAAGATCAATCGCAGAGTTATTAAAAAATTGCGAAAAAGATTGTGAAGGTGAATAGCATGAGAGTAAATGAAGTATTGAAAACAATGAGTAATGAAGCAGTTATTGTTGTAATGACTATAGGTGATTATTTTATTTGTGCGTATAAAAAAGATTTAATAAATGATAAGTGTTTTATAGATAAAAAAGTAGGAGATAGAATCGTAACGCATTTAGGAGTTACAAGAACATCAAGAGGATTTGGAATAGTGATTCAATGCGTTATAAATAAAGATAATGAGGTAACTGAAAATGATAACTAGACCAAAAATGGAAGATTATGCATTCCCTAAATCTGAAAATGATTATGAACAACTTGGATTTTATACCGATTATTTAGAAGAATATTGTGATGCATTAGAAAAAGCACTTGATAAGGCTTGTGAATACACTCATGATTGTGGATCAAATGGATGCCCTTTTAATTATTGTTGGACAACTATTACAAACGAAAAAATGAATGAATGTAATATTTGTGATTATCAATGTATGAGTTCAGATGATCGACTAAATAATGAATATTTAAAAAAATCCATAAAATGTTGGAAAGAGTATTTTTTGAGAGGAGATACAGAAAATGACGAAAATTGATACTATTGTATGCAACGTTATTGATATGGCAATGGATAATAGATTAATGCTTGATGGAAATGAACCAACTGCAAATAAAAAAGAAGCATTAAAAAAAAGAATAAACTATCTAAAATATCTATTAGAAAATTCAAAAGATGAACTAGAGGAGATTGAAGGTCTTGAAGAAATAGAAAAATATCTATAGAATATAAGTATATCCCTATATTGATGTAATATATTTTTTAAACATTAGTTACTTGATCTAATCAAAACAAGACTCATAAGAAAATTATATACAAATACCTATTTAGATTTTTTTCATTAATCTCATTATCAATATAGGGATTCAACAACGCATTGATATTTAATTTTTAATATTATTAGTTACCTGCACTAATCAAAACAGGACTTTATGCATTTTACTTTTACTATCTCATTTTCAATGCGTTAAACAGTGATGAAAGCATAAATAAAGAAGAAGAAAGAAGGAAATCACCTCACAAACAAGATTTCCTATGTTAGTAATCGCTATATAGAAGGTTGATAAAAACACTCTTCAAAAATCAACCTTCTTAAATTTTAAAATTATAAGTATCACATATTACTTATTTATGATATAATGAAATAGAGGTGATAGCATTGAATGAAAAAACAAGCAAGGCACAACTTAAAGCGAGTGCTAAGTACAATAAATCGAACACAAAGAACTTTCCTATTAAAGTAAATAAGAAGACAGAAAAAGACATTTACGATCATTTAGAAAAATGTGCAAATGTGAATGGATACATTAAGGCTTTAATAAAAGCAGATATTGAACGCTAAAAAGCGTTCTTTTTTTACGTTGTAAAAAATGTAAAAATATGTATAATATTCGTTGTAAAAAATGTAAAAACATGTATAATGTTATTTGAGGTGAATAGGACACCTCACTTTGGTTGTCATTAGTTTGTCGTTTTGGTTTACTTGTTTTCATTTTGGTTGTGTGTCCTCCAAAACACATAAAAAAGGGTTATTCCTTTTAAAGGGGCTATATATAATATAGTTCCTTTTTTTGTTGCAAAAAATAAGTAAAATTGCTTGAATATATGTAATACATATAGTATAATAAGTATATAAAGAAAGAGAGAGGATATAAAAATGAGAACAAGAATTTATTTAAATGGAAAGAGAATTTCAAAAAAGAAAGCAAGAGAATTATTTGGAAAGGAAAAAGTAGAAAGAAGAATTGAAGAAGCAAAAGAAAGTTTCATGAATGATCCATATGAAATAAATTCATGGATGGACGGAATGGAAATAAGATTTGCATAAGGTGAGAAATCACCTTTTTTTTATTTAAAAAATATTGAAAATATTATGAAAATGAGTATAATAATACTTGCAACTAAGAGTTGCAAATATGCATGTTCTTTAACTCAATTTCTTAAATCATTTTTATATAAGCACTTTAAACGGTGCTTATAATTGCTAAATATGGTTCAAATGTAGAATATCTAGCCGTGGAGGTTAGAGGACAGGGGTTCGAATCCTCAATTTAGCACCATATACACCTATAACTCAATAGTAGAGTGGTCTCCTTATAAGGGATAAACGGAGGGGCAGAACCTTCTAGGTGTACCATCGTTATTAGTGTTCTTAGATTTGGTACGAGACAAACAAAACACTTTTTCCCAAAAAAAGGCAGTGAAATATTCACTGTCTTTTTTAATTGTTAAAAAATTGAATTATATATGTATTCAAATAGTGAAATATGATAAAATAATGATGTAAATATGAATAAAAAAGGAGATGTGAAAGTATGATGTTGAATGTCTAAAAGAGGAAGAAAAAGCGTTTATGACACTGTCATATTTCCAAATATAAATAAAATAGAAGAATGGGTTAAAAGTGGTGCTACTGAAAAACAGATATGTGAAGCGTTAGGAATTTCAGTTAGTGCTTTCAATGTTCATAAAGAAAAAATGGAATTAAAAGAAGCCTTAAAAAAAGGGCGATCAAGTTTAGTTTTAGATTTAAGAAGTGAAATGATAAAGAAAGCATTTAAACATACTCTAGAAACCAAGAAAACATATGTTACTCAAGATGAAAATGGTTCTACTAGAAAGCATACTGAAATAACAACAAAAGAAGTTGACGGAGATACAGGAGCATTACATTTATTACTCAAGAACTATGATAAAGATAATTGGAAAAATGATTGGGATAGTTATGAACTAAAGCAAGCAGAATTAGAGTTAAAGAAGAAACTTGCAGATGATAAAGATTGGAATATTTAAAAGGAGGTAAAATAATGGCACATGAAAAAGTATATGGAATATGTGATAACAAATGTTTGATTGAAACATATGACAAAGAAACTGTTGATATTAAATCAAGCATGCCTATTTCAAGTAGAGGTTATATTTTCATTGGTGATTCATACGGAGACGGATATACACCCGATGGAAGTGGAGGTGGACTGGGTTGGTGCGATAGATTAAAATCAAAAATGGTTAATTGTCACGCAAATGCTAATAACATTTTCATCAATCATAAAGGTGGAGCGTGCTTTAGTAATCCATCAAATGACTATTTAACACTCTTGAAAGGTGTAGCAAATCAGATTTCTAATAAGAATATCATTACAGATGTATTAATTGGCGGTGGCTATAATGAACTACCTTATGGCGATCAAAAAGAAAAAGTAGTAGGTTGTATTAATACATTAATTGATTATGTACAGAATACCTATCCTAACGCAGTTGTTCATTTTGCACCTTTTGGGGTTGCATTTAAAGATAGAAATAATCAATTTGCATTGAAATATAAACTAATGCCATTTTATAAAACAGTACCAGCGTATACAAATAAGCCTTATATGCTAGTTGATGGAGCAGAAAATATTCTTTCTTTAAGAGATATGATGAGTTCTGATGGCATACACCCCAATTCGTGGGGATTAGCTTGTATAGCAGAATATTTGAAAGGTTATCTCATGGGAACGGGAAGTAATATGCAAGAAAGACGTCAGTTATCTGTTAGAATGAATGGCGGAACATTTAATGGCACTATATACGGACAATCATTTGGAGATATAAATATTTATAGATTACTGTTTGATGCAGGGGTTAATAATCTTAATTCTTACAAAACTAATGGATTCAAATTATACAGTCCACATGATGGTGATGCGTTTCCATGGAGAGCGCCTAATATGGGATATACAAGCAATCATGCAATTATATATGGAAATGGAGGATGGCATACCATTCCTGTTAGGTTCAACGTGACAAATAACAATGAACTATATATGCAAATACATGAGACTAATTCAAATCACACTGATTATGAAAGTTATTCAAATATTACTAACATTCAGTTAGATGCGTGGATTGTTGCTGAAAATATGTAAGGAAATAAAAAAATGAGAAATATATGCGATCTTGATTGTCTAGAAGGAACTTGCACAGGTTCTACTTCAATGGGTTGTGGTGATAATTCAATAGAAATCAAGGTAAGGCTTCAACCAAAAGAGGTTGAATATTTACAAATCGAAACAAATAGTAAAACGTATCAAATAACGAATTATACAAAAGATGATAAATTTCTATATTATACACTTCCGTTTTTTCTATACAAAGAGATTGGTATGATGTATATCAAAGTCAAGTATGTAGATGATTATGGAACACAATTTACATTCAAGACTGAAAAACTGCTATTAGATGATAGTGAAATAATGGTTAATTACCTTGATGGAATATTCTTGGTTAGAAAGCTTCTAGATACTTCAGATAGTCCTTATGATATACCTATCACAAGCCATGAAAATTTAGGTGTTGTTCAGATTGGTAATACAATTTCCGTATCTTCAAAAGGTGTTATTGAAGTGACTAAAGGAGATTCGGTTGAATCATTAACAAACATTGACATAGATTATATTTGCAAATAAAGGAGTGATGAAATAATGTCAAAATATTTAGATGAAAATGGTTTAACTTATTTATGGAGTAAGATAAAAGGAACGTTTGTAGCACAGCAAAGTGGTAAAGGTCTGAGTACAAACGATTACACAACAGCAGAAAAGAACAAACTAGCAGGGTTAAGCAATTACACGCACCCAAGTTATACTTCAAAAACAAATGGTCTATATAAAATCACTGTTGACGAAAAAGGTCATGTTTCAAGTACTACAAATGTTTCTAAGAGTGATATCACTGCTTTAGGGATTCCATCACAAGATACAACATATTCAGACATGACAGGAGCAACGGCAACAGCAGACGGAACACATGGACTAGTTCCAAAGCCTTCAAAAGGTGACCAAAGTAAGTTCTTATGTGCAGATGGCACATGGAGCACTCCAACCGATACAAAATATAACCTAGCAACAACTACATCAAATGGTTTGATGTCTTCAACAGATAAAAAGAAGTTAGACGGCTTTCTATCTGCAAGTTCCTATGCATTGAAAACAGATTTAGCAGGTTTATATAAATACAAAGGTTCTATTACAAGTGCTTCATTGCCAACAGCAAATCAAATTGTAGGTGATACGTATAATTTAACAGATGCAAGTGAATACGGACCAGCAGGAACAAACGTTGCATGGACAGGAGAAGCATGGGATGCATTAGGAGGATTATTTGTTATCAATTCGTTATCAAATGATGATATTGATACCATTTGTAAGTAGGTGAATATAAATGTCAAAATACCTTGATGATTCGGGATTAACACATTTGTGGAGTGTATTAAAAAATACATTTGCATTAAAAAATCATACGCATGATTATGCGCTCAAGTTAGTTCAATATAAATCAACTTATACTGCAACAGGAGATGTAAGCACTATTCCTATTAATATTTCTCAATATAGGTATGGTGCAGATATTCTTGAAGTCTATATAAACGGTATGAGATTAGACAACACAGAATACACAAATAAAAACAACACAAACATTATATTGACTAAAGCAATTGAAAAAGGTTGTAAAGTCCATTTTATTGTAAATAAGGCTACTAATTTATAAGGAGATGAAACAATGAAAGTAAAAGCAAATTTAAGATACAAAGATTTATTACTAAACAGAATAGTTGAAAAAGATGAAGTTATTGAAGTTGATGAAGAAAGAGCAAAAGTACTAACATCAACAACATATGACGGAAAACCATTTTGTTGTTTTGTAGAAGAAGAAAAACCAAACATTGAAGAAGAAAAACCAAACATTGAAGAAGAAAAACCAAATGTTGAAGAGTCAAAGCCAAAACGTGGCAGACCTAAGAAGGCTTAATTATGGTTATAACATTATCAATTAGTGATGATAGGATCGTATCAAGTGACCAACATATTATTGGTAAAACAAATGAGAATAAATCAACAATCCTATCAATAAATGTTGATTCGTTGTTAGGTGATAAGGATTTATATTTAGAGTTTGAAAAGTCTAACGGTGAGAAGTATGTAAGCAAGCCATTAAAATTAAATAAAAAAGAAGATGGAACATATAATGCAACGTTTGAAATGGTTAACAGCCTTCTAGATTCTAAAGGTGAATTGAAATGTGAAGTTGTGTTAAGAAATGATGATAATTATGTATTTAAGTCATATACATACAAGTTCTATGTGATGGATAGCATTAATGCAAGTGAAACGCTTCAAAAAGAAAATCCCGACTTCATAAGTGAAGCGAAAAAGACACTTGACGAGATGAAAAACATTGTAGATACAAGTGGAGACGGAACAAAGTACCTTGCAAATGATGGACAGTATAAGACGGTAACAGGTGGAACAAGTGATTACAATGTACTTGAAAATAAGCCTATAGAAGTAATAGAAAGCATGGACAGAAATAATCCTGTTATATTGAAAAGCCTTCAAAGTGGTGCTTATATGCTACATGGATATTTCAAAGCATATGAGGGAGCGCCTAAAAGCATTATTGCACAAATTCCATTGGTTGCTTATGTAGCGACAACATCAACAACATCTTACATTCAATTGTTTTTCGCTTATAACAATCAAATTCAATATTATGCTATAACTGAAAATGATTATGATTCACAAAGTGTTTCAATAAGTGATTTAGTAAGTAGAATAGAAGCGCTAGAAAGCAAGGTGGTATGATGATTGAGGTTTATGATGAATTAACAAGTCATGATAAAAATAATGCTTTATCTGCAAACATGGGAAGAGTGTTAAATGAAGCAATTCAAGCATTAGAATTAAGAGTGGTTCAATTAGAAAACAATATTATTGATGTAAGTAATTACAAAACTATTATTTGGTAGGAGGATAATTATGGGTAATGATGAATTTTTAAAGATTGCAGAGGAAGAAGTAAGAAGATATACAAATGAACATCTAAGAGATTCACAGGATTTTGATGTTTATACAGTATGGGTATGCAAGACATTGCAGAACAACAAGGCACTGTTATCAACTACATTGTCAGATGGTATGTATTTTGAAGCCGCTTATAACGGTGATAAGAAAGAATTATATTTAGATGCATATAAGAAAGAAAAGAATGTGTGTATTAAATTATAAGAAAGAAGGTATAAAAAAATGAGAATTAATGTACATGGTGGACATTCCTTAAAATGTCGTGGGGCTAGTGGCTACCTTGATGAAGTAAATGAAGACAGAAAAGTAAAGAATAGAGTAATAGAACTCCTACGTGCAAATGGTCATACTGTTTATGACTGTACAGATGATAACGGTGCATCACAAAAAGCAAACCTAAGAGCAATCGTTAATAAATGTAATTCACATTCTGTTGACTTAGATGTATCTATCCATCTAAACGCAGGAGGTGGAACAGGAACAGAAGTTTATATCTACAACAATAAATCAAAAGCAAAAGATGAAGCAACTAGAATTGCAGAAAAGATTTCTAATGCATTAGGTATCAGAAATAGAGGAGTTAAGGAAAGAACTAATCTATATGTATTGAGAAAGACCAAGTCACCTGCGCTTTTAGTTGAATGTTGTTTTGTTGATAATTCAAAAGATAAAGCACATTGGAATGCTGAAAGTTGTGCTAAAGCAATCGTTGAAGGAATCTTAAATAGAGGTATTGAAGCAAACAATACAACTAATACATCTAATAATGTTAATTACATTGTAGAAATAACTGCAGATGCATTACACGTAAGAAAAGAGCCAACAACTAATTCAAGCATTGTTACAACTGTAAAGAAACCATACAGATATACAATTGTTGAGGAAAGAAATGGTTGGGGAAGACTTAAGTCAAATGTGGGTTGGATTAAATTGAGTTATACAAAAAGAGTGTAAAGGGAGGTAATCATTATGTCACAGGAATTAAATCAAGTAAGAATTAATAAGATCACAAAAGCGTTGTATGATACAAATGTTGCAAATGGCACAATCACACCAACAATGCAAGAACAGGAAATATGGATTTTTACAGATGATAATGTTTATACAAGCGATGAAAAGACTAAATTAAATGGCATTGAAACAGGAGCACAAAAGAATCCTACTAAACTAAGTGAATTATCAAATGATGTTAACTTTGTTACAAAAGCCGTAAATGATTTAACAAACTATTATCTAAAGACAGATACATATTCTAAAACAGAAGTAAATGAATTAATCAATGGCATTACAACGTTGAATGTATTAGTAGTTACTGCATTACCAACATCAAACATTAGTAATAAGACTATTTATTTAGTACCAAAGTCAAAAACAGAAACAAACAATATCTATGATGAATATTTATATGTGAATAACAAATGGGAAAAGATTGGCGATACATCAATTGATTTAACTAATTATGCATTGAAAAGTGAAATCCCAACAGTTACAAATGACTTAACAAACACATTAAAAAGCCATTATGATACTGCATACACTCATTCACAACAGGCACATGCACCATCAAACGCACAGGCAAATAAACTAGAATCTATTAAAGTAAATGGAGTTGCTCAAACAATCACAAATAAAGAAGTAAATATTACAGTGCCTACAGTTAAAACAATCATTTGGTAATATGGCACAAACATTAAATGGCGCTACAATAAACAAACTAACCTTGGCACAATATAAAAGTGCTAAGGCTAGTAATTTATTGAAAGCAAATGAATTATATGTAATTAGTGATATTGATGAACAACTAGATAGTTTACTTACTTACAAAGAAAGCCTAAATGCAAATAGTCCAATCATATTAAGGAATTTAAACAGTGGATTATATAAGATTAAAGGGTATTTCAAATGTAACTCTAATCAGAGTGGTATTAGTGGAGTTGATCCATTCGCTTATGTAATGATTGATAAATCAAGTTCAGTGACATATGCAACAGTAATTGATAGTTCAAGAACATTAAGATATTCAATCACAAATACAACATATCAAGATTTAGATGATACAGGTTGGATTGATGCAACATTAACAAACGATTTCATACCATATGCAAACAATAGCGATAACAAGCCAAGATACAGAAAAAAGAACGGTGTTGTTTATATTCGTGGGTGTGTATCTCCAAGTACTGAACTAGAAGCAAGTGCAACAGGCAAGGTAATATTTACATTGCCAACAGGATATAGAACAACTTATGGAATAGTTAAAATATGTCAAGGTTCGGGTAAAAATGTTTGGTGTTTGGCAGTAAATACAAATGGAACTGTAACCATTGCTAGATATGGAACAACAGCAAATGCAAAAGTTCCAACTACTGCATGGCTACCGTTTGAAATATCGTTTGCAATTTAAAAGGTGATATATGAGATACTTTACAAACTTAAATCAATTCTATTCTAGCAAGGAATGGAGCGACTTAAAGAAATACATAATATCACAACGAATAAATGAGAACGGTGATATTATTGACGAGTACACAGGAAACCCGATTTATAGAAAATATGACATGGTCTTTCATCACAAGATAGAATTGAATCTAACGAATGTGAATGATCCTAACATTTCATTAAATCCCGATAACATTATGATTGTGTCTCATAAGTCACATAATGAGATACATGAAAGGTTTGGATTCTATCAAAGCAAAGTTATACTAGTACACGGCAATTCATGCAGTGGAAAAACAACATTTGTAAGAGAGAATAAAAGAGTAGATGATATAGTATGTGATATGGATTCAATATGGCAGATGATTTCCTTGAATGAAAGATACATCAAGCCTAATAGATTGAAAGAACCTGTATTTGATATAAAACGTGCTATATATGAAATAATCAAAACTAGAAGAGGTTCATGGTTTAATGCATGGGTTATCACTACATGTCCTTATGTGATGGAAAGAAAAAGAATCATTGATAAATTGGGAGTAGATGAAGTTATTCATATTGATACTCCTAAAGAAACATGCTTAGAAAGATTATATGAAAATCCACAAGGCAGAGACATAGAAGAGTGGACAAAGTATATAAATGATTATGCTAAGAAGTATCAACCTTAGTATTCAAATAGTGGGCGTTATTAAACGTGTTGTGAATATTCTCCTTTCTTATAATTTCTACGTTTAATATGTAAGTCCTATTTGTATTTAGTATGGAACTATTAAGGCTATTCCTTTCACTTGATAGTTCCTTAGTGCATACAAGAATATAAATATAAAAGGAGGTATGTATATGGAAAGTAGAGCAATTATAAACGTTATTGATAATTTGAATAGCACATCAGTAACAGATGCATTGAGTGCCAATCAAGGCAGAGTATTAAAAGGAATGATAAATAATGTAGGAAGCAATTTACCTTTGTTAAAAGGAACTGACAATAATGTTATTGTCTTTGACAACTTAACCAATGGACTTTATAAGGTGACGGGTAAATATAGGTATACTACTCAAACAGATATAGGAACAACAAGCGAATACTTTTTAATTAATGTATATCATAGCAATAGTGAATTACATTTTACCTTTTTAACTCCAACAGGAGTAATGAGAAGAGTTATAGCAAAAGATGGAGTTGTAACAACAAATAACTATTTACAGATAAAAGAAAATAAGATCACATTTAATGGTAAATGTATTCCAATACTAGATAGTGGATATAGTAGTATCTCATTAAAGAGTGGGATTACAGTACATAACTCAACTACTTATCCTGTTAGATGCAAGAAACAAGGAAACATAGTATTCATTGAAGGAGCAGTAAAAGGAGTTACAACCAAAACAAAAGAGATTGGAGTATTACCCGAAGGATATAGACCAAGCAAAGCATTATACTTCACGCAGGCTAGAACGGGTGGAAAGATAGATACTTATCAAATAAGTACAACTGGATTGATAGAGATAATGAATTCAACGGCTACATCTTTTAATGCAAGTGATTATCATTTCATAAGTACATCATTCATCATATAGAGGTAATAGCAATGAGCAATAGAATACCTATGAAGAATAAGAAGAGTAGAAAGAAAGAAGAGTATAAAGACTATAGAGACATGAAAGAGAAGAAACACAAGAAAGAATATGCAATAAAGAAAAGAGTGAATGTTGAAGAAAGATAATTGTATGAGTGTTTGAAAAAATATAGATACCCCCCTATTTGAAAATTGAAATTTAACTTTTGGGTAAGTGGATAGGGGCTACTTTTTCCGTACACGTCAATTTTTCAAACTTTTCAAGGTTCAAAAGCCTAAAAAAATGAAAATCATATAAAACTATCAAAAATTATATAAAATAAATAAAAGGTGTGATGATATGACAGAAGAACAGTTAAAAAGTATATTTAATAACTTAGATGATGGAAAGAAAGAAGTTTTATCAAGTATGATACCCGATTTTCTTTTTGAACAGGAACAAATAGAGAAAATCAAAGAAGCATTATTAAAAATAGGTATTCCAACTAACAAAACAAAGGCAGAACAAAAGAAGTATCTTTCTAAAGAATATTCAGACCTTTCACAAAGGCATGATAGCAAGATCAAGATTATACTATCTACTTTAGGGAAGTTTGATGTTAAAGAAGATAGTCCGTTGATGGAGATGTTAAAACAGTTTGAATAAACCTTTATATCACAAAACAAAAGAAACATGGTTGGAAACCTATCAAGATTGTATAAATAAAGGCTATATTGATTTATACAATGAAGAGAAAGATGAATATATCAAAACACCTTTAATTGTTGGCATGGAAATGAGAACAGAAATAAATAAACTTGTTGAAGACCTTTCAAATTCTAAATACATATATGATACAAAAGAAAGTGAAAAGAGAATACAATTCAAAGAAACGTGTTGCTTGCAAGGAAAAAAGCCTTTCTTTATGAAGGCTATGAGTCTAATGCTACAACAAAAAGCATTTTGGGAAGTTGTATATAGTTTCAAGATGGCAGATACAGGAATAAGGAGATTCAATGAGGTTCTTGAACTTGTAGGAAGAAAAAACGGCAAATCAACAGACCTTGCAAGTGATGGAAATTATGATTTATTTCTTGGCAGTGGTGGAGAGGATATTGTATGTGCTTCAAATGACGATAAGCAAGCCTCTCTCATATGGAAAGAGATTGGAGGTATGAGAGGTAGGCTTGACACTAAAAGCGAACTCACAAGGCAAAATTTAGCAGAAATAAGAAACGATATAAAGAACATCACAATATTCAAAATGAGTGAAAAGACACAAAATAAAGATGGACGAAATATTGACAAGTGCTATTATGATGAAATGCATGATAGCAAGACGAACGAAATATTTATGGCATGTTGGGAAAGTATGTCTATCAAAGAAAACCCATTGTTAATAACGTGTACAACAGAAGGCTTTATTAATGATGGGCTTCTTGATGAAAAACTAGAATATGCTAGAGGTGTTTTGAATGGTGAAATAGAGGACGAGCATTTCTTACCTTGGCTATTCACACAGGATTCTACACAAGAAATATTTCAAGATAAATGGAGTTGGTGCAAATCTAATCCATCATTGATTTATGGAGTAAAGAAATGGTCATTCATTGAAAAGAATATGATTAAGGCTAAACTATCAAAGTCTTCAAAAGTACATATGTTATGTAAGGATTTCAACATCAAACAGAATAGTGCAGAAGCATGGCTACAAGATGATTGCTTTTACCCTCAAAATATCTATTCACTTGAAGACTTTAGAAATTGTGTAGCGATAGCAGGAGCAGACTTATCGCAAACATCAGATTTAACGTGTGTAACAATGATGTTCATGAAGCCTAATGATGAACATAAATATTTCTATAACAAGTATTTCATTCCCGAAAGCAAATTAGATAGTGATAAGAATGGTGGAGCAAGATATAGAGAATGGGCGCAAAGAGGATTCATTGAGGTTCATGAAGGTAATAGAGTTTCACTTTCAAAAGTTGCTGAATGGTATCTAAGAGTATTTGAGCAATACAACATTAGAATATTCAAATTAGGATACGATCAACGTTTTGCAAATGATTTCTTAAATGCTATGAAGGAAATAGGATACGGATATAGAAAAGGTGAAACGTGTGAAATGATAAATCAGAATAAATATGTAATGAGTACACCAATGAAACATCTTGAAGCAGATTTAAAATCTCAATATGTTCAAGGGCTTAATGAAGTTGATTTATGGTGTTTCAAAAATACAACATTTGAAATGGATAACAATGAATTAATCTTGCCTGCTAAGATGAAGACAGAGATGCGAATTGATGGAACTAGTGCATGCATAGACACATATGCAATATTATATAGATATGAGAATGAATACATGAAACATGTAAATGAATATAATGGAGGTGTTGAATAGTGGGATTGATTGATAAATTAGCAAAACAAGCAATAAATAAATCTTTTATGTGGGCGAGCAGTACGAGCGGAACACCGTCATTCTCTCAATTTGGAGATAACATAATGAATGATGAAACTGTCTTCACAATCACAAATAGAATCCTAGATGAATATTCTAAATTGAAGCCTAGACATATAAGAATTGTGAATGGTAAGGAAGTAAAAGTAACAGACAATAACATCAATGAGATTTTACAGAACCCAAACAATCTAATGACACAAAGCGATTTCTTGAGAAAATGCGCATGGTTAAGAGAGACTTATAAGAACTGTTTTATTTATCCTACATACGATCTTTATTACAATCCTACAAACGGCAGAACAAAGAAGGTATATAAAGCCTTATATCCTTTAAATCCTGTTAGAGTTGATTTCTTTGAAGATGATTTAGGTATCATATATGTTGACTTCACTTTTAAGAATGGGAAACATAGTGGAAAATTAAGATACGATGAAATCATTCATTGGAGAAAAGAATACGGTGAGAATGAATATATGGGTGGGGATAAAAACGGAAGTGCAAACAATACAACACTTCTTAAACACCTAGAAACTAATGATAAAATGATTCAAGCAACATTCAAATCAATAGAAGGCTCATTAAAAGTAACAGGCATATTTAAAATGTCGGGTTTGATTGGTAAAGATAAACTTGAAAAAGAAAGACAAGAGTTTGAAAAGAAACTAAATGACGATAAGAGTGGCTTTGTTATCTTAGACCAAGGAACTGAATACAATCCTATTCCTTTCTATGGTAGAACTGTAAGCAAGGATTTATTGAAATTCTTTGATGATAAGATTAGAAGACATTATGGAGTCAGTGAAGAAATACTAGATGGTAAATATACAAGTGAAGATAAAGAAGCATTCTATGAAACAGTTATTGAAAGTGGTGCTATCAGTTTAGGACAGGCAATTGAAAGAGTAATGCTAACACCATTTGCAAGAAAGAACGGAAATAGCATTATCTGTTATACAAGTGAAATACAAATGATGAGTGCAGACAAGAAACTAAAACTTGCAGAACTTCTATTACCAACAGGTGGTGTAACCAATAACCAAGTATTGGGATGGTTTGGTGAACAACCTTATGAAGGTGGAGACGAGCGCTTTATGTCATTGAACTACATCAAAACGAAAGATGCTTCAAAATATCAAGTTGGTGAACAGAATAATCAAAATGATAGTGTTTCAAATAGTGAATAAAAGTTGTTAAAAGTATACAAAAAACATGATATAATTAAGGTGTAAATGAGGTTATTATATGATAATTAACGGTTGGTATTGTTGCCCTAAATGCAATCAGAAACTTTTTAAAGTGAATAATGATTTTGTTGTAAAGGGCATACAGTTAAAATGTAAGAAATGTAAGACTATTATTAATATAAACGAGCCTATGAGCCTATCACATTAAGTTGATAGGCTTATTTTTTATATAAAGGTGGTGATAATATGAGCAAATTAAAGACGGATTATAGAAGTCTTAAAGAAAATAAAGAAATGCGAATAAAAGAGATTAGAGCAGATGAAGCAACCAATGAAGATGGAACAAAGAAAATGGTTGTTGAAGGATATGCAAGTGTATTTGATGAAGAAACTTTAATTGAAGATTGTGATCTTACTTATATAGAAGTGATTAGAAAAGGTGCATTTGATGATGCAGACTTTACAGACTGTTGTCTTAAATACAACCATGGAGATGCAAAAGGAATCCTAGCAAGAACAAGAAACGGAAGCCTTAAATGTACTATTGATGATAAAGGGTTATTCATCAGAGCAGAATTAATAGATACTACAGACAATGTAGATATTTATAAATGTATCAAGGCAGGACTGTTAGACAAGATGTCTTTCTGCTTCACTGTTGAGGAGCACGAATTAGACCAAAACACAAAGCCTATTAAAAGATACATCACAAAGATTAAGAAAGTTTGGGATTGTGCAGTTGTAGATGTACCTGCATATGACGGAACTTCTATATATGCACGTAGTAAGGAATTGGTGGAGACTGAACTGAACCGTAGCAAGTCATTGGAGAATGACAAGAAAACATTGGAGAATGTTGAATTAGAAAGATTAAAAGCAAAAATCAAAGGAGGATTTATGTAATGAATATCAAAGAATATTTAGAGAAATTTATTCGTTCTAAAAAAGATGAACGAGATAAGTTATATGAAAGAATTGATAAAAGTGAAGATGTAAAAGAGATTCGTGGAATTGGTGAAACTTTAAAGACGATTGCACAGGAAATTGCAGATGCAGAAGCACAGTTACAGGCAGTTGAAAGCGAACCCGAAGAAGCACCAACAAGCGAGCCTACAGAAGAAAGCAAAAGAGCAGAAGACGACAAAAAAGAAGAACCTACAGAAGAGCCTAAGAAAGATGAAGAAGAACCTACAGAAGAGCCTAAGAAAGATGAAGAAGAACCAACATCAGACGGTGTAAAGCGTTCAAATGATTGGGTTAAGATTGATGAAACAAACATCAGAAAATTATCAAGTACAGAATTAGAAGGAGGTAACAAGATGGATAAGAATAAACGTGAATTATCTATCAAGGATAGAGAAGAAAGAGGTAAAGCCTTAAAAGAAGGTAGATCAATCACAATTGCAAGTGATGACATTTTATTACCACAGCATCAGTCAAGCGACTTAGCAACAGTACCATTCAGACAGGTTTCTTCATTCGTTGATTTAACAAAGGTTAGAAACCTACAGGGTGGAGAATCTTATGAAGCACCATTTACTAAGTCTTATGGTGAAGGTGGATCAACCGAAGAAGGTGGAGCATATACAGATGCAGAAACAGAATTTGGACATGCTAAAATCAACAAAGTAAAGATTACTGCATATGCAGAATATAGTGAAGAATTAGAAAAACTACCAAATGCAGATTATGAATCAGAAATTAGAAAAGGTATTGAAGTTGCATTAAAGAAAAAGATGGCAGAACAGCAGATTGCAGGAGCAGGGACTTCAAATACTTTCATTGGTATCACATCAAAAATTGCTGATAACACTGCCGTATTAGAAACTGACGATTTAGCAATTTCTAAGATTGACCAAGATACATTAAATAAAATCATTTTCTCATATGGTGGAGATGAAGAAGTCGAACAGAAAGGTGTATTAATTCTCAACAAATCAGATTTATTGGCATTCTCATTAGTTAAGAATGAAATTGGTGAACATGCATATAAGATTGATTTAGCAAATCAGACAATTAACACAGTGCCTTATATTATCAATTCAAACTTAAAATCATTAGAAAAGGCTGTTAAAGATGATTACTGTATGATTTACGGTATTCCTATGTATTATGAAACTGCTATTTTCTCACCTGTTGAAATCAAGAAATCTTATGATTATAAATTCAAAAATGGCATGATTGCTTATAAGGGTGTTGTATTCGCAGGTGGTAATACAACTTCATATCGTGGATTCATGAGAATTAAAAAAGCCGAACCAACAATTTAGTTAATAGAAAGTAGGTGATAATGATGATAGACGAAAGAAACGAAGAACTATTAATAAAGGTTAAGAATGGCTTAGGAATCACAGGAGACTATCAAGATGATACATTATCAATCTATATTGATGAAGTGAAAGACTTCATGCTTGAAGCAGGTGTTTCTAATGCAACTATTAATAGTAATAAATCTATCGGAGTTATCACACGTGGAGTAAGTGACTTGTGGGATTATGGGAGTGGTTCTACAGGTCTATCTCCTTACTTTAAAGAGCGTGTTGTGCAGTTAAGAGCAGGTGAAAAAGATGTATAAGCCTACAGAAGCGAGAGACATGAGAGTACCTTTTAAACTATTAGTAGTGAGTGAATATGAGAAGGTTAAAGGAGTAACACAACCTAAATCATATATAGAAAAAGACTTAATCTATTGTAGTTTTAAAACGTATGGAGGAACTGAAAAAGATATTAATGGAAGATATGTTATATATGACACTGCAAACGTTGTTACATGGTTCAGACCCGACATTCAAAGTGATTGCAGACTAAAAAGAATGAGTGATGGAGCGTTATTTGAAATCCTAAACGAACCCGAAAACATAGAGATGAAGAATCAATATGTTAAATTCAAGGTTCAGAGAATCAAAGGAAAAATGTAATGGCTAGTCATAAATTCAGTATAGACTTTGAAGAGATCAATAGCATGTTAGACGATTTGAAAAAGGTTGATGGAAATGTTGAAGAAGCAACAGAAGAAGCCTTAAGTAAATCGCATGAATATATAACACCATTAATCGAAAAGAAACTTGATAAATCAAATTTGCCTGCACATGGTAAATACTCAACAAAAGATAGAGAGCATTCAATAAAGCAGATTATCAGAGAACCTAATATACAATGGACAGGAAAGACATGTACTGTTGATATTGGGTTTAATCTAGATAATTCACCTGTTCCAATATTCCTTATTAGAGGTGGAAAAGGTGGAGCAGTCAAAGGACTTAAAACACTTCTAGAAGGAAATAAGACAAAAGAAAAAGTTGCAGAGATTCAACAAGATGTTATCTTTGAAGCAATATCAAAAGCAATGAGAGGTGATTGAATGGACGAGTTATTAATAGAGACACTTGAAAAAGTTGGCTATGAGGTAATCAAACAAGGAACAATAGAAGCAGATGAAGAATGTCCTAGAGCGTTCTTCACATATTGGAATTGGGAAAGCCCAAGAGATGAATATTATGACAATAGACACCATTCAATCATTTATTATTATCAGATACAATTCTTTAGTGATGATATAAAAATTGTTGATGTAGCAATGAATAAGGCAGTCGAACTATTAGAAAACAACGGCTTTAATATTGATGAAGAGCCTACAGATACTTATAGTGATATTCCTAATTACACAGGAAAATATCTAGAAGCAAATATAGAAAAAAGGAGGAATTAAATATGGCAAAAGCAGAAGTTGCAGAATATAGAGGTTGTGAGAATCTAGTTTATGCAAAGATTACAAAAGATGATTCTGAAACTTACACAACAGGAGAAGTCAAAGAGTTAGCAGGACTTGCAGAAGTTGGAGTAACAGTAGAACAGTCTAGTGAAACTAAATACTATGACAATAACCCTGCTTTGGTATTAAAAGGACAAGGGGCAGAAACAAGAACGTTTACAATTGACCATTTACCATTAGCATTGTTAGCAGAACTAACAGGACAAGATGTTGATAAAACAACAGGAGCAATTTTGGGTGGTGGAGATGTAAAAAATCCATACTTTGCAGTTGGTTACGTGACAGAAGTAACAAGTGGAATCAAGACATACAAATGGTCTTTAAAAGGCACATTTGCTATTCCCGATGAAACTAACACTACTAAGAATGGTGGTACAGACTCTAACAATCTTTCATTAGTCTATACAGGTATTGCAACAACTCATAAATTTAAAAATGGTGGAAAGAAAACATATGTTGCATTAGAAGATGTTCAACCCGATGGAAGCACAATTGATTTATCAACATGGTTTGAAAAAGTGCAGACACCCGACACATTATCTACATTCACTAAGACAAACCCAAGCGTTTAAACTGAAATATTCAAATAGTAAATAGATGGGGAAAGTGGAATTACAATTCCTCTTATAGTCTCCATCTATTTTTTAGTAAAGGAGAAAAATATGGAACTAGTATTAAATATTTATGGAAAAGAAAGAGATAAGGAAACAGGAAAAAGAGAAATTGTTAAGACATATAAGACAGATGAATATGATTTGATGTATGGAACAGTTGAAGATATTCTAACAATCTTTGATGTTGAAAATATGAATGATACAAACGAGATTTTAAAAATGGTCATGAAAACAATGAATCAATTAAAGCCATTATTGAAAGATGTGTTCTATGGCTTGAGTGATGAAGAATTGAAATGTATCAAAGTAAAGGAATTAATTCCCGTTGTTGTTGGTATCTTAAAAATTGCAATGGAACAGTTTAGTGATGGATCAAAAAACGTGATGGGGGGATAGATGATAATATCCCCGTACCACAAACATTATATAAACTAACTAATAGTATTTGTGAAATGTATCCTTCTTTAAATCCGTTTATCGTAAGGCAACAAAGAGCAACAGAAGTATTTAGACTTATTAGATTAATTAAGGATAGCAATAAATACAGCAATGAGACTGTTGAAAGTGATGGAACAAGACACATAAGAAGAAATGTAACAGGAAAACGAGGAACAGGAGGATGGATTTAACGCAGAAAGGGGGTTAGTTAAATGGCAAAAGGTAAGGCTAAAGAGGTAACAACAAAGTTTAAAGTTGACATATCCGATTTTAAAAAGGGTATTACAGAAGCAAATAAACAGATAAAACTTGCGAACGCTCAATTTAAAGAAGCAAGTTCAAAGATGGACGATTGGTCAAAGTCTACAGATGGGCTTCAAGCAAAAATCAAACAACTTAATTCTATAATTGAACAGCAAGAAAAGAAGTTGAATGCTTTAAAAGGTGAACAAGCAGAATATTCAAAGGCTCAAGAAGAAGCAGAGAAGCATGCAGAAGACCTAAAAAAGCAGATTGTAGAATTAACAAAGCAGTATGATGAAAGCGTAAAAGCGACAGGAGAAAATTCCGAAGCATCAAAAGCGCTAAAAGGTAATCTTAATGACCTTCAAAAAGAATTGAATCAAACTGTTAAGGAACAGGAAAGAAATAAAAAAGCGTCTGAAAATCTTAATATAACAATCTTGAATCAACAGGCTTCTATCAATAAGACAAAGAAAGAATTAAGCAATTATGAAAATGCTTTGAACGATGTCGAAAAAGAAAGCGTTGATACAAGAACATCTCTTGAAAAACTTGAAGATGCAATAAACAATCAAGAAAAAGAGATTAAGGAATTAAAGACTGCTTACATGAATACTTGCCTTGAATTTGGTGAAACATCAAGTGAAGCACAAAGCCTTGCATCAAAAATTACTAGTTTAAATGGAGACCTTGACAAGAACAAGGAAACCATGAACGACTTAAAAGGCAGTGCAAATAAATTAGGTGGTTCATTAGAAGAGACAGGAAAAGAAGCAGAAAACTCTAGTGATGGTTATACGGTATTAAAAGATGTCGTTGCAGATTTAGCGAGTAAGGTTATTCAAGAAGCCATACAAGCCTTCAAGGATTTAGCGACAGAAGGAGGAAAGGCTCTAGACCAATTACAAGCATCAACAGGCTCAACCAATGACGAAATGAAAGATTTTAAAGATGTAATGGATGACCTTTATGAAAATAACTATGGTGAGAGTTGGGAAGATTTAGCGGAAAAGATTTCACTAGTAAAACAGCAGACTTCCAATATGGATTTAGGTTCAGATGAAATCAAAAGCATGACAAAAAATCTTATTGTTTTACAAGATACATTTGGAATGGATTTCAACGAAACGCTTAGAGGTGTTCAAGGCTTAATGCAAAATATGGGTGTAAGTGCTGATGAAGCCTTTGACCTAATCGCTAAAGGCGCTCAAAATGGTTTGAATAAGTCTGATGAATTAGGTGATAACATTGCCGAATACTCACAATTATGGGGACAAGCAGGATTTAGCGCAGAAGAAATGTTTACTATCTTACAAAACGGTGTTGATAGTGGAGCGTATAACCTTGATAAGGTGAATGACTTAGTTAAGGAAATCGGTATTTCTATGGTTGATGGACGTTTTGAGGATCAGATGGATAACTTCTCAACTAAGACACAGGATTTATTTAAATCATGGAAAGATGGAAAAGCAACACAAGCAGATGTATTTAAATCAATCATTAATGATTTAGCAACGGCAGGAGATAAGCAAGAATTATTGACAGTTGCAAGTGATACATGGAGTGCATTGGGTGAAGATAATGCAATGAAGGTTATTTCTTCATTGAATGATGTGAATGATACATACAGTAATGTTGAGGGAACTATGAAGAAAGTTGATGATGTTAAGTACGATAACTTAGCAAGTCAATGGACAGAATTAGGTAAAACACTTGAGGTCAATCTAATTCAACCTATCGTAAACACATTAGAACCTATCTTGACCGATTTGTTGAAGTTTGTCATTAACAACATGACTGTTATAGCCCCAATTGTAGCAGGAGTTGCAACGGCTTTTGGAGTACTAGCAGGAGCGTTAGCAATTCAAGGACTTATAAGTGGTGTTCAAAAAGCATTTGCATTATTGAGTGCCACAATTGCATCAAACCCATTTGTATTAATTGCTAGTGCAATAGCAGGGCTAGTTGTTGCATTTATTTACTTGTGGAACAATGTAGAAGGATTCAGAAAGTTTTGGATAGGTGTATGGGATACGATAGTAGGAGCGTGTAAAACAGCAATTGATGGGATCACTTCATTCTTTAGTGGTGCTTGGGATTTAATAACAAGCGTGTGGAGTGGATTAGTTGATTTCTTTAGCACACTGTTAAGTGGTGTCATGGGTGTATTTTCTTCTATAGGTTCATTCTTTAGTGATTTATTCAGTTCAATTGTTTCAACGATTGAAGGAATATGGAATGGATTAGTTGCGATATTCACAAATGTTTATACAAGCATTGTTACAGTATTCTCACCTGCTATTAAGTTATTCAGTAGCATATTTGGCACTATATTCAGCAACATAAAAATAACGTTCGATAATATGGTTATAATATTTCAATTTGTTTGGTCAAAGATAGTTGAAATATTCACACCTGTTATTGATTATCTTACAGGTATATTTGAAAGTGCCTATGATGGAATACAAAGCGTGTGGAATGGTGTTGTGGGTTACTTTACAAAAATATGGAACGGAATAGTCAGCGTTTATAATGTTGTCGCTTCATGGTTTACAAGTGCTTTCAATGGAGCGGTTAAAGGAATACAAGGAGCATGGAATGGTGTTGTATCATTCTTTAGTGGTGTATGGAGTGGTATCCAAGGTGTATTCAACACTGTAAGCAGTTGGTTTGGCAGTGCTTTCCAAAGTGCATGGAGTGCAGTCAAGAGCGCTTTCAGTGGGGTTGGCAGTTTCTTTAGTGGAATATGGAACACTATTAAATCAGTATTTACAAATATAGGGCAGAAAGTAGGACAGGCAGTTGGGGGAGCATTTAAGAGTGCTATCAATGCAGTATTGAAAACAGCAGAAAGTGTTTTAAACTCTCCTATCAATGCTATCAATAGTTTGATTGGAAAAATAAACGATGTTCCAGGAATTAATTTAAAGAGATTAAACACATTCAATCTACCAAGACTTGCTCAAGGTGGACTTGCTAAAAAGAATAATCCATTCTTGGCTATGGTTGGTGATAACCCTACACAGGACGAAATCATTTCACCTGTTAATACAATCAGAAAGATTGTTAATGAAGAATTACAAGATGTCAAGAAAGGCTTAGGAGTTATTAATGGGGCTTCAAATGTCAATAACGTTTCAAATAGTAAAACAGTCAACAACACATTCAACCAATACATAACATCACCTAAAACATTAAGCACATTAGATATTTACAGACAAAGCAGAAATCTGTTAAAAGGAGGGGTTAAGTCATGATAAAAATAACGGTTGAAAATTCAAAAGGAAAACAATTATGTTTAACTGATGATGAAGATAAATACCAAATTGAATCAGTTTTAGGGCTTAACCCACCCTCTGCTGATATTGCAATGAGTGATAATATTGAAGATGGTGCAGATTTTGTGCATTCTAGAATAGGCACAAGAAACATTGTGATTAATCTAGTTATAAAAGGATATGTTGAAGAAAACAGACTAGCATTATATAAATACTTTCCTAATAAGGAAAATGTAAAATTGTATTTTGAGACAAACACCAAGAAAGTTTGGATTGATGGATATGTTGAAAGCAATGAACCCGATCAATTCAGCATGCTTACTACATGTCAGATTTCTATATTATGTCCAAATCCGTTTTTTAAGGACTTAGAAGAGACTTTGATAAACATGAATATAATTGCACCTAAATTCTATTTTCCGTTCTATACGGTCACACCAAGACCATTCAGCATATATTCACAGATAAGCATTCTAAACCTAATTAATGAAGGTAATGTTTCAAGTGGTATGACTATTGAAATATCTGCAAGAGGAGAAGTTATAAATCCCACTATATACAATCGTGATACAAAGGAATATATAGGGGTTGGAACTGCTGAAAGACCTTTCATAATGATGAAAGGAGATACGATTTTAATTACAACTCATATCAATAACAAGAGAGTCAAACTAATAAGGAATGCAGTTGAAACAAATATATTCAACTACTTGAAAAAAGGTAGCAAATTCTTGCAATTAGAAACAGGAGATAATGTATTTACATATTCTGCTGAAAGTGGGAATGAATATATTGATATTGATTTCAAATATTATTCAAACTATGAGGGTATATAATTATGGATGTAATCATAGAGAATGAGAATTTTGAAAGATTAGGATTGATTGAAAACGCTGAATTGATATGGGCTACTAGATATTATAAGAGTGGTGATTTTGAACTACATACAACAGTTACAGATTATTATCTATCATTAATCAAGAGTGGCTTGTATGTTGTAAGAGATGATGATGAAGATAATGTTGGAATGATTGAGGATTATGAGATAGTAAGCAATACAGAAGATGGAGACAAGATAAAAGTAACAGGAAAATTTGCAGAGGGTTATGTGTTGAATAGTAGGGTTGTATCTCAACAAACTATCTTGAGTGGTAACGCTCAATATCAATGCAGAAATCTAATTGAAATGAATATGATCAATGCAACAGATACCAATAGAAATATCAGTTTTGTAAAATTAGGTGCTATTGATAATTCGATAGATGAAAAGATAGAAATACAAATAACAGGAGCAAACCTTTTAGATAAGATAGAAGAAATATGTGAATCTAAAGGAATAGGCTTTAGAATGCCTTTAAGAGATGATAAATTATACTATGAAATGTATAAAGGTATTGATAGGTCATATGCACAGAATGAGAATCCATGGGTTATATTCAGTGATGAATATGACAATTTAAAAGAAGTAACTTATGTATATCAGACTTCAACATTAAAAAACATTGCTTATGTAGCAGGTGAAGGAGAAGGAATTGATAGAAGAATAGTGAAAGCCTATAATGGTATTGAGCCTAAAGGATTGAAACGCTTTGAGTTATGGGTTGACCAAAGAAACATGTCTACAAACAACGGTGAAATATCAGAAGCAGAAATAAAAGAACAGATGTTAGAGGAAGGATTAGAAAACCTTACAACAATAACAACGGCTTTTGATGGCAGTGTTTCATTGAGTGGATATACATATGGAAAAAATGGCGATATATACATTGGTGATATTGTGAGTATTATGAAAACTAAATGGAATAATATGTATATAAATGCTAGAATTATAGAAGTGATAGAGAGTTATGACAAGAACGGAAAACAGACAGTTTTAACTTTTGGATTATAGAAGGGGGTGCAATAGATGATTGAATTAAATAGTGGATTTTTCAATGCAATTATGGTTGATAATGAACCCGATAGAACATATACGGCAGAACAGGTTAATGACTATTTCAAAGGCTTGATTTCCGATAATGGAATATTTGCAACGGTTTCAGATGCCTGTCAGATTGTTGAAAGTACAGGAATGAAGGTTATTGTTAAATCGGGTAGAGGCAAGGTAGGAAATAATTGGTTTGAGATTGATAAGGATTATACAATTGATATTCCTTCAAGTGATGTAATCTTGAATAGGATTGATAGAATTGTAATCTCAAGAGACAATAGCACACGTTTAACACACGTTAAATTGTTGGAAGGTGAGTTATCCTCAACACCTACACCACCATCATTAACAAGAGATGAAACAACATACGAGATATGTTTAGCAAATATCATTGTGAACAAGAATACAACATCAATCACAAATTCAATGATTGAAGATACACGATCAAATAATGATGTTTGTGGTTGGATTGTCGGACTAATTGAGCAGTTTGATACAACAACATTATTCAATCAATATAAAGATGCTCAAGATACATTTATCAATGAGACAAGCAAGAGTTTCACAAATTGGGAGACAACACAGAAAAGTGACTTTGATATATGGTTCGATACTATCAAGGATACTGTTAAATCAGCAAACCTTTATAGAGAATATAAAGCAATATACGCAACAGTTGCACAAGGTGAAAAGACTTTCACGATACCTAGCACAATCAACTTTGTAAACAATTCTCTTGATGTATTAGAAATTCGTGTAAATGGCTTTGTACTAGCAAAAGATGAATTTAGTATAAACGCTCAAGGAACACAAGTTATATTTACAAATGAATTGGATAGAATCGGTACAAGAATAGAGTTTGTAAACAAAAAATGTGTTGAGGGAACAATTGCAGAAAGCACTGTTACAAGAGTTGATAAGTTAGAAGAAGAAGTAAATGCTATTGGTGAATATGTATATGAAGCAACGGGAGATAATGACAATAAAACATTATCAACAATGGTCAAAAACTTCTTGAATGGGGTTGGAGATTATGCAAGTGCTCAAGATAATTCGCAGTTGTATATTTCAGTCAATGGAACATTAGGTATTGCTTCTTCTATTGACAATCATGTATTTGATTTTAATAGTGATACAACATCAAAAAGAAGAGTAATAGTTGACTTTTCAAGAGCGACTATACCAAACATAACTTTAACTGATACAACACTAGCAATAATGAGTTGTACAGATAATGTGACTATCAAGAACGCTAATATAAAAGCAGTACAAAGTAGTTCACAAACTATATATAGTTTATATGGTGGCAACCATGAAAATATCAATGTATATATAAATGGTGCTTATGGTACATTATATGGTGCTTATGCTTGTCAGAGTGTTTCAAATAGTAAATTTAATATCGAGAATGCAACAGGTACATGTTATGGTTGCTATTCTTGCAAAAAGGTACTATATAACGAAATTAATATAAATAGTGGTACAAGCATTAAAGCAAGTGGAAAACAGTTGCTTATGGGTAACTTTGTAAATCAGCCTGTAGACGTAGATAATACGGTTACAAATATAGGAACTATCACATTGTAAAGGGGGTATTAAGCATGAGTTTAGATTTTTTAACTAATTATTTAGTATGTGTGATTGTTGGCATTTGTTTATGTGTTGGGTTTGTCATTAAAACAAGCATTCCTAAGATTGATAACAAATACATTCCGTTGATTATGGCAATTTTAGGAATTGTATTAAATGTATGGATCAATATGAGTTTCACACCCGATATTCTATTAGGTGGCTTATTCAGTGGCTTAGCATCAACAGGATTACATCAAGCGTTTAAACAAGTAATCAACAAAGAATAGAGGTGTTCATATGAATGAAGCACAATTTGTTGGTAATGTTGTTCTAACATTGATTACATTAGGTTCTTTTGTTGCAATCATCAATAAGTTTACACAACCAATCAATGAATTAAAAATAGTCATTGAAAAGTTAAACAGTTGCATTGAGCACATTAAAGAAGATGAAGCAGTACAGAACAAAAGACTAGAAAAGCATGGTATAGAGATTGATGATTTAAAATCACGAGTTGGAAAAGTTGAAACAAAGTTAGAAATCACTAACGAAGAGTAGTTATAAAACTACTCTTTTTTATTTGTGATTGAAAATAACGTGGACGAAAATGTTTGCGATTGAAATTATGCTCATTTTTAATCGCATTTATTAGGTTGTCACTATTACTATAATGTTGTTAATTGAATGTGATTAAATAAAAAAAGAGTGATAAAACACTCTTTTTATTTTTGTCAAAAAATGTAAAAAAGGCTTGATTATATGTAATACATATAGTATAATATACTTGTAAAGAAGAGAGGTAAACGAAAATGGAAAAAGAAGAAAGACTTTTAGTAGAAGCAGTAAAACTTAGAATTGAATTACAGAACCAATTTAAAAATGGTGTTGATTTAAAATCAAAAGAATATGTTGAGAATTGCAATAAAATGTATTCTTTATTGATGGAATGGGCTAAATATTATGTAATCAGATTTATCAAAGATAAAGATGAAAAAGATACAATTAAACACCGTGCTATATATAAAGAATTACTAAAAAAAAATATTTCTAATGGAGAAGGATATGAATTAATTAGACAGCACAATCAAGAGTTATATGAGGTTGTACTTAAGAAAGAAAAAGAATTAAAAGGAGATAAATAAAATGAAAAAATTTGAAATCGGTAAGTATTACAGCATGACAAGTGCATGCGATCACAATTGCACATGGACATATCAAGTGGTTGCTAGAACTGCTAAAACAATCACTATTAGTGATGGTGAAAAAACAATAAAATGTAGGGTTAGCAAAGATTCTGAATACTTCGGAGTTGAAACAATTTTCCCATTAGGTAAGTATTCAATGGCACCAAGCCTTACAGCATAAGACACTGAAAAGTGTGGTTTATAAAAGAGTGCTAGGCACTCTTTTTTTATTGTGTAAATCATTTATATAATGAATATACGTAAGAGTACACACATTTTATATATAGGTGATAAACCCCAACAAAAAAACCCTTTAAAATCAAGGGTTTCTTTTTTTGCTTTATTCGTTTGTTAGGATTTTTAAGTAAGGTGTAAGCGTGAATTTATCAATTGCTTCTTTGTTCCATCTCCCACCCTCATTTTTTTCATATTCAACCTTTATGAAAATATCCTTTAACAATTCGTTCTTTTCCTGTATACTTAGCGTGTCATATTTTTTTAGGGTATCCGCTAATATTGGGATGCCTTTTTTATATCTCATTATTTTATCTTGGTTAGTGTCTTTTAATATTTCTTCTTTTGTTTGTTCAATCTCTTTTAATTCGTTTTCTATATCTGTTTTATCCTCAACATATTCGTCATATGTAAATTCTTCTCTATTGTACGATCTTCTTAGATTTTTCAATTCTTTCTTTAATTCTTCAATCTGCTTTTCTATCTTGTTTAATGTTTTAGCATTGTCTTTTGCTTCTTTTATTATTTCTTGCTCATAATTATCAACATAATATTTAAAGTCGTTTAATTGTATTTCTAAGGCTTGTAAGAGCCTTTTTTCAACTAGTTGTAATTCACTAGATACATTATCACAAAATGGTGTAATGCATATTAAACTATCATTCTGTTTTACTTTCTTCTTATAAGTGGTTATTATCTTATCCCATTTTGTTTCTTGAATATTTAGCACTTCTTTCAGTTTAAACCAATTATCACTCAAATTCTTACCATCATAGAATCTTTCTATCTTAGTAGGAAACCAACCCTTTACAGTATCTGTTGATACGTTCATTTTCTTAGCAATTTGAGTTAATGAAAGTTTGCTATCCTCTTTTGATTTTCTCATAAAGTCTAATAGTTCCTGTTTATCATATTTATATTTTCTATATCCATGTTTTAAATGCTTTTCGGTGTATGGTCTTCTTACCATGTGCCTACCACATTTCTTACATATCATGATTCCTGCAAGAGGATTTGAAGGCTTTTTATTTAAACTGCATTTAGAAGAAGGGTGTGACTTCAATATCTCTTGAACGTGCTTAAATTCTTCTTCACTTATCAATGCTTTATGCTTGCCTTTGTATATATAATAATCCTCATTTAATTTCCTTTTCTTTACTATCTCACCATTAATAATTTCTTCAACAGTCTTGAATTTTTCCCATGTGTTATAGCCACAATAGACTTCTGATGTTACTATATTCCTAACCATTGCAGGAGTCCAATATTCATTCTTGCGTGCTTTATATTTGTACTTGTTTAAATGATTGGCTAAATTAGATGTTCCAACACCTTCAAGAAGCATTTCAAACATCAATTTGACTGTTATTGATTCATCTTCATGAGGTTCTAGTATAAATCTATTCTTTTCTTGTGGTAGTTGCTTTCTTTTATATCCAAAAGGTGCAGAACTACCAATATAATAGCCATCTCTAACAGATTTATGCCTACCTCTATTCATTACATCTTTTGAATAGTTTCTATACTCTGCTGATTGAATCATACGCATTTCTAAGTATTTCTTATCCATTGGATTCTTTAAGTCATAAATCTGCTCAATGGTTGCAATCAATGTATTAGTAATATCAAATATCTTTAAAACATCACCTGCACCATATATTCCACTTCTACTTAAACGTTCGGGATCCATGCACCAAACACGCTTTATATTTCCACTTTCAAGCCGTCTTAATAATCTCAAGAAATCGGGTCTATCTTTTATATTCTCCCCACCCGATACAATCTCCCTATATATATTTTCTTCTTTTATTGGCTTTCCTGTTGTCTTTATAGAGAGTTCTTGTAATTGTTCCTCATGTCTTTTCAATGTTATTTCTATTGGTTCTTTTGTATCGTCCGTTCTTGATTTCCTTAGTAGCATTAAATCTATTTCTTCAAAAATTGGTGTAATTGTCATATTTTTTATATTCATTCCTTATTGTAATAAAGTATTCAAATAGTTAATATTTAATTATAAAGTATTCATACATAAATGATTGATACACAACATACATATCTTTGAGGTGGTAAAAGTGCAGATAGGCAATACAACAATAAACTTCATAAACCCATCAATACAAACAAAAGAGAACCTAAAAAATCTATATGATACTTGTAACAAAATATTCAAAGATGAAGCATTATTTTATTCAAAAGATGAAATCAAGAAATTAAAAAAAGATAAGAAAAACATATGGTTATGAGAAGCGTATACAATGCTTCTCATTTTTTTGCTTGTTCTTTTGCTTCAAGATACAGTTTCATCACACTTTCATACAGTTCTTGTTTTTCTTCTAGTGGTATGACCTCATTCTCAAATATCATTCTTGCACGTTCCAATAAATCAACGGTTTCAATCTCATTTGTAACAAGTCCTAATGTTTCTAAGGATACATTAAAATAATCTGCAAGAGTCTTAATCTGATGAATGTTTAAATTCCTTCTTCCTGTCTCTAGATTAGATATTTGCCCCCTAGACAAACCACCTAAGACAACACCTAATTCATCTTGTGTCATTGATCGCATTTTTCTTAAATGTTTAATCTTTGCGCCTATATCCTTTGTATTGATACTTTTTTGAATCTTCAACAAATAGCACTCCTTTTTTATTTTATAACTTAAATATAGCATAGTGTATTCAAATAGTAAAATTATTAATCTATTGGTTAATTTAATTATTTACAAACATTTAAAATTATTGTAAAATAATATTGTCTTAAGAAGTTAGAAATTGCTTCAAATAGTAGAAAGGAGATAATAATAATTACAATTTAAGAAAATTGAGTCAATTATCCAATTTGATATTAAATAGATAGAGGCGATTATATGAAAAAAATACATAAAACTATTGATGAATTAGAAAACCTTTTAATAAAAGAAAATATCATAATCGAAAAGCGACATATAAAAGAATTACAAGAATTGATTTTAAAAATCGAAAATCGCAAAAAGGATAATTGAAAAGCATGAGTAAATCATGCTTTATAGCAAACGCTTCAAATAGTAGACAAGAAAAGGGGTGAAAGAATATGAAAAGACTTAAATTAAAAGCATGGCGAGCGAGAAGAGGACTAACTCAAACAGATGTAGCCAAAAGACTAGGAGTTGCAACAAGTTTCTTTTGTTTGATTGAGATAGGAAAGAAAAACCCATCTCAACAATTTTTGAATAATTTTGAAAGAACGTTCAAAACAGAAAATACATTAAGACTATTTGAATTAGTAGAAAGTGAGAAGGAATATGAAGATTACAAATAAAATGAATTTACCTAAACCTCTTGTTGATGCAGTGACAAGAGAATACACGTACAAGCCTAAACAGTATAGCGTTACGGCTTTATTAAAAGGAGCATGTCAAAATGTTCTTGAAAGAAGATATGCAGATTATATTGAACAAGATGTATCTGATATGATTTGGGCGCTTTTTGGTAGTGCAGTTCATAGCATTTTAGAGAATGCTCAAGAAGAGGATTCACAATTAAAAGAGAATTATCTAGTTGTTGATATCAATGGCTATAAATTAAGTGGAATCTTTGATTTATATGATGAAGCAACTAAAACCGTAACAGATTATAAAACGGCTTCATGTTGGAAGGTCATTTATAACGATTGGGAAGATTACAAGAAGCAGTTGTTAATGTATGCTTGGATGCTTAGAAAAATTGGCTTTGAATGTGATAAGGGTGAAATAGTTGCATTCTTAAAGGATCATTCTAAAACCAAAGCAAAATTAGATAGCAGTTACCCACAATTCCCTGTTCATAGAGTGCAATTTGAATTTACTGAAAAGGATTTTGAATATATTGAAAAATTTATTATTGAAAGATTTATTGATATTTCAGTAGCAGAAAATACAGACACTGAAAAATTAGAGCCATGCAATGAAGAACAAAGATGGTTCACAGGCAATAAATATGCAGTAATGAAGAAAGGTAATAAAAGAGCCTTGAGAGTAGTTGACAGTGAAGAAGAAGCAAAAAACTACATGGAGTGGAAAGGTGTAAATGATAAGCATTACATTGAAAAACGTGAAGGAGAAAATAAGAAATGTGAAGAGTACTGCAACGTTGCTCAATATTGCCCATTTTATAGAAAATTAAAAGGACTAGATGAAGGAGAAAAAGAAAATGATTAAAAGACAAGACTTAGTAAATGATATTTTAGATGTATATGATTATATTGATGTTTTAGAAATGGAAAATGAACGTTTAAAAAATGCTGTTCCTAAAATTAGAAGTGCAGAAAAAAATGTATCTTTCATTGATGTATTAATGATCGAAAGAGGTAAAAAAGAAATTTTTAATTATTCAATCAGTTCATGGCAGAAAGTTAATTGCAGTTATGATGAAGAAGCAAACACATATAACTTTACATCATATGATAAATGGTTAGAAAAAAAGATTAGTTGTGATAGAATCCCTAGTTCAATGTCATTTGAGGACTTTGCCACATATTTCAAAACTGAATTATTAGAACTTTATAAGAAAGAAAAAGAAGAAGCATTAAAAGAAGCAAAGGAGAATGAGTAATAATGGATATTAAATATTTAATCAGTGGACTATTGGATTTTAATGATGCTTATAATGTAGTATGCAAAGATAATGTAGAATTAGTTGCAGAAAATAAAGCATTGAAAGAGAAAATTGAATTTATTACCAAAAATTCAAAAAGATCACCATTTAATAATGTTGAAAAAATCGCATTAAAAAATGGTGAGAATGATTTATTCAACGATTGCATTTATGATTGGAATAAGTTAAAAGTTAACTATAATGAATCAGAAAATTCTTTTGAATGCGTATCATATCAAGAATGGCTAAAAGATAAGATATACAAGGATCATCTTCCCGAAACAGTTAGTTACAATGACTTTATTACTCATTTCAACAAAAAACTTTACAAAATGTATGAGGAAGAAAAAACAAAAGGAATTGAAGCATTAAAAAATAGCATGAAAAAAGTTGAAGAAGCAAAGGAGAATGAATAATGGAAGAGAAAATTAGTATTTATTCTAAGTTGCTATCTATTCAGAATGAATTGAAAGCGCCAAAGAACCAATATAACAAATTTGGAAAATACAACTATAGAAGCTGTGAAGATATTCTAGAAGCAATCAAGCCGTTATGTTTAAAATATGGTGCAGTTGTATTGATTGATGATTATGTTTCACAAGTTGGTGAGCGTTTTTATGTTAAAGCAAAAGCAAGCCTTATTGATATTGATACACAAGAAGAAGTATATGCATGTGCATATGCTAGAGAAAGCGAAAATAAAAAAGGTATGGATAGCGCACAAGTAACAGGCGCAACTAGTTCATACGCTAGAAAATACGCTTTAAATGGATTGTTCTGCATTGATGATACAAAAGACGTTGATACGCAAGAATATCAAGAAAAAAAGCAAACAAATAACAATCAATCAAAAAACGTTAATGATTATGAGCAAGTAGGAATTGAACAGGCTACATTATTAGGTGAAATTGATAAAAGAGTGGAAGAGTTATTTAATCTAGGTGTAGATGTGAAAAGTGAAGGTGCATTACATTTTATTAATAAATTCAACAATAATAAGAGTGATGTCAACACAATGACACAAGCAGAAAGATATAATTATAAGAATGTGTTAGAAAAGATGATTGAAATTAAATTGAAGGAGAATAAGCAATGAGCATAAATAGAGTAGTTCTTTTGGGGAATATGACAAGAGACCCCGAACTAAGAAGAACAGGGAACGGAAAAGCCGTAACTAACTTCACCTTAGCATTGAATAGATATAACAATGATGAAGCAGATTTTGTTGATTGTGTTTGTTGGGAAAGAATTGCTGAAAATACTGCACAATATTGTAGCAAAGGCTCAAAAGTTGCAGTTGAAGGAAGCATACAAACAGGATCATATGTAGATAAAGACGGACACAATAGAAAAACCGTTAATGTCTTATGTAATAGAGTTGAGTTCATTAACACAAATAATTCAAGCAATAATCTACAACCACAAATTAATAACAACTACAATAATTTAAATGACCCTCTCGGCTCTTATGAACTTCAAGAAGATGATATGCAATTCTAATGCTTCAAAAAGTTAATTATTCAATGAAAAATATACTAAAATTAATAATCTTTCATGTTGTAATTGGAATATTCATGTTCATTTGTTATTACATAGAATATTCCATTATCAACATGGTTTATAAATATGCTAGTGGTTTGTTGAATCTTGCATATAGCAGAACAACAAGCATTATATTATTTGTTATTTTTTTAAGGGTTGTTGAAACATATGATAAAAGTTAATGGTAATTACATAAGAAAAGAATATGATGAAATGGGAAATGTTGAGATAACTTTCTCATTTCAACATTTCTATGATAAGAAGAAAGTTGATGAACTTAAAGAAGGACTTTATTCTTTGGAAATCAAAAGACCAAAGTCTAAGCGCTCATTGAACCAAAACGCTTATATGTGGTCTATTATCCATGAGATAGCGCAAGAGTTACAACAAGATGATATGGAAATATATATATCAGCATTGGAACAGGCAAACGCTAAATTTGAGTATGTCATGGGATTAGAAACCATTGAAAACGAATTAAAAAAATCATTTAGAGCCGTTAAGGTTGTAAGACCCGAAATATACAAAGGTAAGAAGATGATTGTTTATAAGTGCTTTGAAGGCTCAAGTAAATTCAATGTTGAAGAATGCAATAAACTAATAGACGTGCTTTTGAGTTGGTGTAGTGAGTTAGATATTAAGATGGAGAGTAATATATATGAGTATTAAAAAGAACATGGTAACTTACGCTTTATATATTGATGATGAATTAAAAGCAGAAGGAAATGCGTTTGATATAAGCGATTATTTAGGAGTATCACCAAGATATGTATATGCGTTATACAAAAGACAAAAGAAGAACATTAATCATAGAAAGAACAAAAATATGAAGATAGTAAGGACGGATATATTCGAAGATGAAAAAAGATGAAACAATAGTGTTTGATGATGACACTTTAAAAAAAGTGATTGATCATTATGGGAATGATTACATGATGGTTGTTGCAATGGAAGAAGCAAGCGAACTTGTACAAGCAATTTCTAAAATCTATAGATATGGTGTTACGCTTGAGGCAGTGAACCATCTAAATGAAGAAATTGCAGATGTTTTGATTGTAATTGAAGAATTAAAGAAAATGGGATTTGCCTATCAGCCATCAATTCAAGAATGGGTTGAAAGCAAACAGGAAAGAAGCATAGAAAGGATTAAAAAATGATTTTTATTTTTATTACAGTGATGATTATATTATGGCTTATCATGCTATCAAATTAGGAGGTAGAAAAATGATTGATTATATTTTGATTATATTATTGATATTTATTTGGATTGCATCTCTTGTTAACTCTTATCTATATCAGAAAACAAAAAGAGAATATCATGAAATGTTGATGAAGGAATATTTGAAAAAAAATGAAAAAAAGATATAGTTTATTAACCGATAACATGAAGAAGTGCTACATAACAGGAAGCACACAAGATATACATATTCATGAAGTATACTATGGCTATGCAGATAGAAAGAAATCTATTGAATATGGCTGTTGTGTTCCATTGAGAGCAGATTATCATAATATGAGCAATTATGGAGTGCATTTCAATAAAGCATTAGATTTAAGGCTAAAGAGAGAGATGCAAGAAGCGTTTGAAAAGAAATACAGTCATGAAAAATTCATGGAAGTGTTTCACAAGAATTATTTATAAATCGCTCATATTTTCGATTTTAAGAGGTTTTTATATAAACATGAGTATTTCATCATGAATATAAAAAACTCTTTTTATTCAAGAAAAAAGCATAGAAAGAAGTGATGTTATGCAAAGGTTTATTATAGATGGTAGATTAAGTGGCTTGAATGAGTATACAAATAAGAATAGGAGAAACCCTTATGCAGGTGCTAAGATGAAGAAAGATAATGAATCTATTGTTATTTATTATATTAGACACTTTAAAATCAAGAAAGTTGATAAACACCCTATCAAAATAAAGATTGATTGGTATGAGAAGAATAGAAGGAGAGACATAGACAATATCACGTTTGCCACAAAGTTTATTCTAGATGGCATTGTTAAAACAGAAATCCTACAAGATGATAGCCAAAAATACATAAATGAAATTGAGCATCATGTTTACATAGACAAGAGCAATCCAAGAATAGAAGTATCATTAATTTATTAATGCTTCAAATAGTAAATATATTCTTGAATAAGAATAATATTGTACTATAATTAAAGTAGAAAAATATAGAAAAGAAGGTGAAAAAATGGAAGGATATTCAGTCATTAGAATCAAAGAAAGCACCAAAGAATTAATTGACAAGGAAAAACGTAAAAGTGGTAAATTACTATGGTTTATCGTTGATGAAGCAATTAAAGAATACGTTTCAAACAATGAAAAGGAGAAATAAATGAGTGAAAAGAGATTTTATTGGATAAAATTGAAAACTAATTTCTTTAGTTTAGATGAAATTGATTTCTTATTATCCCAAAAGAATGGTTGTGAATATGTAGTGTTGTATCAGATGTTATGTTTAAACACTGCAAACACAAACGGCACTTTAGAAAAAAGAATAGGTGAAATGATCGTACCTTATGACATTGATAAGATTGTAAGAGATACAAAGTATTTTGATTATGACACTGTTGTTGTAGCGCTAGAGTTGTATAAGAAACTAGGGTTAATCTATGAAGATAAAAATTCATGCTTAACAATCGCTAACTTTAGTGAAATGGTAGGCAGTGAAACAACAAGCGCTAAGAGAGTAAGAGAATGGAGAAAGAAGAAAGAAGAACAAAAAACGTTACAATGTAACACTGATGTAAATCACAATGTAACACAAGAGTATAGAGATAAGAGTATAGAGTATAGAGATATAGAGAATAAAGAAAAGAATAAAGAAAAAGATATTATTGTTCAAAACGATTTAGAAAATCGTATTGAACCATCAATCATTCAATTAATTTTGAACGATAAAACTTTATATGATGTTACTCAAAATGATTTTAATGAATATGAAGAATTATATCCCAATGTTGATGTTATGCAAGAATTAAGGAAAATGAAAGGGTGGTTAAATGCAAATCCTACAAAAAGAAAAACTAAAAGAGGTATCAAGCGTTTTATAAACAATTGGTTATCAAGAGAACAGGATAAGCCAAAACCTAACAATGTTAGAAAAGAACCAACTCCAAAATGGCTTGATAAAGAAAAAAACGAAGATGAAAGTAAACCCGAATTTTCAACACAGGAACTTATTAAAATCTATGATGTACAAGTTAAATGCGGTCAGACAGATTTAGCAGAACAAACTTCAAACAAATATAAAGATTTGACAGGTAATAGCATTGAGGAATACAAAAAAAGTAAAGAAGAACTTATACAATTGATGGAACAAATGGACTTATAGAAAGGAATATACATATATGGAACTAGAAAGAACAGAAGATATTGTTTTAAAAGTCTTACAAAAATATGAACAAACAAGAAGTGATGATTTTGTATTGGTTTATGCAGTATATAGAGAAATTAACTTTAATGTTGCAACAATTGATAGATTTAGCGAGGTGATGTTAAATCATAAGAAATATGGCTTTCCTTCATTTGATTCAGTAACACGAACAAGAAGAAAGATTTTTGAAACGCACCCCGAATTAAAACCAACAGAAATAACCAAAAAGAGAAAGAAAGCAGAAGAAGAATATAAGGAGTATTCTAAATCATGATAGCCATATCAATAAGCAATCCTAATAGAATAATAGAGGTTGAATTAGCGGATAGATATGTTAAGAAATCTCAAAAGAACGCTAAATATATGATGATAAAATCATATGGAACATGTGCATTTTATGAAACATTAGATTTTATAGAAGAACACAAGGGCTTTATA